TAACAACTGTCTTTATATTAAGGGAGGCTGCTCCCATTAACATAGACATACCTGATGCTGTTCTTGTCATTCCTTGTACACCTGTATTGCCGTGTGAGTAAGATGGGATTCCAGTTGACTCATCTGCTAACTGTCTAAACCTATCGAACATCTGCATATTCTCTGGTGCGGTGTTAGGAAACTTTAATCCGTATATAGACTGACCGGGCATACCCGCTTGTCTCTTAAATATCTTGCCGGGATATATTTCCATAGATTGTCCGCTAACCAAAGCGGCTTCGTCTATATCAAATACTAATGAACCCGCTAATGCTAGATTATCTATAGCCATTCTAGCGTGACCATTCATAATCTGTTGGGAGTCTTCCATATTCTCTGGAACTCCAACACCCCAGAAAGAATAAGGATTCTTTTCATAAGGTACTGCATGGTATGGAAGTCTGTTAGGTTTAAAAGGATTAGCCACTAAACGTAAAACCTTACCCATACAAATCCAAGCATTAATCTGAATCTCTTCTAAGTCATCTATAGAAGCTTCTATATCAAGACCAGCTTCTCTAGCAAACTCTGCATCCATCACTCCCCAATATTCTAATACTTCAAATCTGTCAGTTTCATTCCAGTTTGTTGTATTGTCTAGTTTTATATCGGTTTCATAGGGACGCTTATTATAATTAAATCCTTGTTTGATACATTCCAATATTTTAGTTTTATCAAAATATGGACGATTCATTAATGCTCTTAGTTGAGATTTGTTATACTTATGTCTATGTACAATCCACTCTGCATCTTCCATTGAATTCGCATTTGGGTCTGGATAGAAATCCCAAGCACTAACAAACTCTAACCTAGGTACTCTTACATTGTTGGGCGTGTAATTTCTGTTACCCTCTTCATCAACTTCCCACGAATGTAATGTTTTGTTATAATTAAATGGACCTTTGATGATGCCCGTGCCCAAAAGAACTGCCTCGAATAATGCGTTCCGCAATTCCGTAGCTCCGTTAGATTCTTCAATCTGGTCATGTATCAATTTCTCCATTCGTCTTGCAGCGATTTGAGCTGGCTTTATTTGCACCATCTCAGGAGAGCGTGCTAAACCTTCTGTTACTACAACCTCTCCGCTGTCATTAGTATACTCTTCTTCTAGAGAACCTAAGAACTTATCTGAATCTGTTTGAATAGCTCCGGGCTTTAACTCATTCCCATCACCTGCAAATCCTACATCATATGGACTGAAGTTACCTAAGTTGTCACCTGTTATTCCAGCACCGGGCATATAATCTAAATTACCCTCTAACTCTGGTCCTACATCCATAGGACTTCCCATCTGGTCTTGAAGTGGATTTAGGTGAGCAAATTCTGAAATTCCATCTGGTATTACTGTTTCTTGAATTTGAAGAGGAAACTTTGCACCTGAGAAAACAACATCTACTAACTGTCCATAAGCCGCAAGTGTTTTTGTTTTGGTTACCTTAATGAATACTTTAGACTTTTCGTTTTCTTTAAAGCGTACATTTTTATTATAAATGCCACGATAATTATGATAACTACTTAACCATCTACTTTCATCATCTTGCTTACCTCTTTCAGCAGCATCGAATCTTTCTTCCACTAAACCCGCGAGTCTAGAAATAAATACCTGATTCTCTACTTCTGGCTCTGTTTGAGGCGCAGACATGTTATCTGCTGAAACAAAAGGCTGTGCAGATTCGTTTATATCGAACTTCATTTTCTCGTCAGCCATATGCTTTTCAACTTAATATAAACAATAAATATATATTATACAGTCGTTTATAGCTTTTGTCAAGTATTTTGTAGAAAAAAAGTTTATTCTCAATAACCAAATATCTCATCTGACATCTGATGTGTATCCAAATCTTTCTTAAATTGAAACATTTCATCATATACAGAGGCTCTGGGACGCGACATGATGAGGTATCTGAGAGCATCATATGCATGGTCTGGAGCTTTTGTATCGACATCTTCTGGTCTATTCTTATCAACTGGAATTGTTTGTAGTTCTCTTATAAGATTTGGACAGCTATTAAATATCTGCATCTTCGGTCTGCCGTCTATCTTATTAGGTTTTAATCTTTCATGTACTTGTACTTTACCCGCTAGTCTATTCTTATCTGCTGGTCTTAGTTTATGTCCAGCTCTTACGAGTATCTCTCCTATGGTTGGACCGGTATAACCTGTTCTATTCCAAGCCGCGGTATCCAATACTCCAGAAATAGAATATGCGTCACCTTCTTCATATATAGTTATACGCTCTGCTAAGTCTTCACCAGTTAATCCTTTTTGATATAGTTCCCTATATATAATGAGTGTATCATCATTAGGGTCAACCGCTGCCCATATTACAGCAGACTCTGCAGCATAGCCGTAGTCAACACCTTTAAGTCTTGACCAAGTAGGAGGTATATCAAAAGGAGGAATAATATGTTTTTCTGTATCAAATTCTACAAATGCGCAACCTTCGTTAATATCCCAGTTGCCTTCTAATAATTGTTTTCGTTGTACTGGAGGAAGAGATTCCAACATCTTCATATAATCAGTATCTGCTAGATAAGGATTATCCTGAAGAAGCGCAGGAATAAATTTTCTAATAACACCGTCCTTACCTGTAAAGGTTTCATTGGGAGGTGTTGGTTCTATATATCTTTTCTTTACCCAAGCTGCTCCGCTACCACCGGGGTTGGCAGTACAGCGCATATATGTTTGTATTGATGGGTTTGTTGTTCTTAAACGAGACGCTAAATAGTTCCACGCAAACTCGGTGGGTAGGTGAGTGATTTCATCAAAGCCAATCCAGCTGTAGGCTTGTCCTTGGAATCTATATACATCTGCGTCTTTCTCTAGGAAAGAGAATTGAATCGTAGCGCCAGAAGGAAACTTCCATATCTTATCTACTTCTCTAAACTTAGCACCAAGAAAAGCTTTAGGGTAGAGTTCTCTGCTCTTATCTATTAGTTCTCTTAGTTCTGGCATAGAACGTCTTAGTATTAATGCTCTATGTTCCGCGATGTGTGCATAACGCAGCGGGTCAACTAACATAGCATAGGACTTACCTCCGCCAGCCGCTCCACCATATAGTACATCTTTCTCTGGAGCTGCGAGGAAATCTGTTTGAGGTCCTGCGTTTGGTTTGAAGAGTATTGTTTTACCAGCTAGGTTAGCACCTTTTATTGCTTCATCTGATATAATACTCTTTCGGGTATTCTTTGCAACCTTCTTTGCTATCTTGGTTGTCTTCTTTCTATTCTTGGCTATTCTTTTTCTATTAGCTTTGTCTGCTTTTCTAACTCCTTTGACTTTGCTGTACTTTCTAACATCGCCCTTCTTAAATCCTCTCTTCTTTGCAGGAGTACCGTCAACTTTAAGTTTTACATAGTTTCCAGTAACATCGTACTGGTCTAACACTAAATCAGGATACAGTTTAGAGAACTCGTCAGTAGTTATATATTTTATTTCTTTTTCCATAAGGTTTTGCTTCTTAAAAAATATCTATAATAATTAAATAATAAAATATATAATAAAATACTTATAAAATATTTTTAATAATAACCTTAAAAGATATTCTTAAAGAATATTATACACTATGTTTTTTACTTTGTCAATAGGTTGTAGAAAATAAACTTGGTGTTCCGCATCAGTATCTTGTATTTATTATTTTTAACAGCCCGGCTGGGGATATTTTCCTATCAGTCTTGTAATATAACCAATCACAAGCTTCTCGTAGAGATAATCCTTTACCTTGTACATAATTTACCATTAAGTCTAGTGAATCAAGCTCTAATTGTATTGGTTCATAGTATCCCTTGCGTTTCTCAGAGTCCTTATATCCGAAGGGTATCGTTGGACCTTTCTTTTTTATTAGTTTAACTTCTTTTTCTAGTAGACTATCCATCTATAACCTCCGCATCTTCTGCGTCTATAGTTATTTCTTCCTTTGCTGGCATAACAAAGATACCTCCGGTGACATTATGGTCTATTTGTAGTTTATTTTCTTTAACTAAGCCAACTCTATCTAGCAAACTCTGTGCTGCATGTAGCTTTTGGTTAGCTTGAGGTACTGGCGCATCACTTTCCATGATGTTAACTAACTTATTAGCGGCTTTGGGTGCGTTCCTCGTTAGTATCATGTTGGCTATCTCTAGTATTTCATTCTTTAATGACTTTACTATTGCCGTAGAACCTGCGCCCTCTTGGTATCCCGCAGATACCATAGCTTGATTTATATCGCCAGTGGAATTTTCATACAATGCGTCCAAGAACGCCTGTTGTTTTTTCGTATAGTTACGACCATTCTGTTTTACTATCTCTGGAAGACTCATAATTTATTCTAATATTTAAATATTACTATTATACACACAGTTTTCGTATTTGTCAAGTCTGGTTAACAGCTATTTTTTCCTTAAAATGTGCGACATTGCTATAACTATACGTGTGGGGCGGGGTGGCGCATGCGTACGGGGGGGCGCGCGATATACATTCGCGTGCGTTTGCGTGCGTTTGCGTGCGTGATGTGTGTGCGTGATGCGTGTGTGATGCGCGTGATGTACGCGTGATGCGTGTGTGATGCGTGCGTGATGCGTGTGTGATGCGCGAGCGTGTGCGAATGTGCGCGAACGCGAACGAACGCCCACAGGTTGACGCGTAAATCGTGCGCACAGCGTACCAAAATTTTGCGCTTGGTCGCGCGCGCGTGTGAGCGTGTGTTCCGAGTCTAACGCCAATCTGCGCAAATTGACATATGACAATTTCAGATTATCGCTCGAATTATTTTTTGACTAAATGCAAGCGACCGCTTGACATATGGCGGGATTTACTATAGGGTGGTCGTATGTTCATCGAGTTATGGACATCGCCGTTGAAATAGACGGCAGTTCTTTAACAATTAGATAGCGAAAATATCGTAAGTTAGCAAACTTATGTACGGTTATTTTCGCGCCTAATATTCGCTGAAATTGTCATGTGACAATTTGCGATTTTTAACTAAAAATAGGACGGTGCAAAATGAGTAAAAATACTCAAGAAAATGAAGTAATAACAACGCTAAAAGATGATATTCAATCATTGCGTAAAATCGATATTATGATGGAAAAAACCTTATGCCAAGACGGGGTAAGAGATGGACTAATCAAAAATATCATGATGAGATTCGAGCCTTTCAACGGCTTGAGTCAAAAACAATGGGATATAAAACGCAGAGAGTTATTCAATAAAGTTGGAATAACAATCAAGCAAAAAAATGCGGATAAAATCCAATTAAAAGGCGCAATTGACTTGTTGCCAAAGGAAAAAAGCGTAGTTTCAAAAATACGCAAATTTCAAAGCGATAAAGGTAAAAATATTACTGCCAAAACTACATGGTACGATATCAAAACCGCAGTCGCGCCAACGGTCAACAAGCAACGCAAAGCAAACTTTGA